CGTCCGACCGTACACAGCCAGAGTACCTCGTGTGTTATTTCAACGGCACGACCAACGAGTTGATTTTCAAGGAGGATTACGATCTCAAGAAGCTTACAAACGAACCTGCGTACCGCGCGGCACTCATCAGCTGTACATACACTTAAAGACGTGGCGCCTTTAATACACGGGGGAGACCCCCACCCTGATCTTAGCTCAATTGGTAGAGCGAAGGACTGTAGGAACTTTATTCCTGTAAAGCGGATGAATCAGATCATCCTTAGGTCGCTGGTTCGATTCCGGCAGATCAGACGACTCCGCCTCTATAGCTCAGTTGGTAGAGCGCACGCTTCGTAGAAATGCATCTTCGTGTCAGCGTGAGGTCTTGGGTTCGACTCCCAATGGAGGCAGGTTCTATCGTATAATGGTTAGTACGTGAGACTCTGACGAAACTTTGAAAGAGCGATCTCGCAATGGGAGTTCGAGCCTCCCTAGAACCTCGAGGGCGTACGCGCCCGTGCTCCTGTAACTCAGTTGGTAGAGTGTGAGGCTGTTAGGAGAGGTGCTTGCACCTCGACACATGGGACCTCAAAGTCGCAGGTTCGAAACCTGCCGGGAGCGATTCTTTTCATGGGCACAGTACGTCCATGAAAAGAAGACCTAAAGCAACCGTGCTCCTACACGGTAAGAAGAATGGAAGACACTTTGTCTGTAACCGAAGCCAATCGCACCAGTCAGGAGGTGAATTGCAACTTTGATCACGGAGAACGCCACCTCGTGATTCGAGGAATTTTCAACATGCGAAACAATTCATGGAATCCGGATGCCGAGATGGCTCTGATTGACACCATGCTCAAGGGACTCCCGTGTCCGCCAATCTACATCTTCCGCGTTTCGATAGATCCAGTGGATGACGTATTTGATGGTGCACACCGACTCGAGACGTCGTGTGGTTTCGTCTCGAACAAGCTCATGATCAGGGAGACTAAGAAGACCTCGACCTCGATCATCTGGGAGACGAGCCCTCTGAAAAAATATGCCGGAAAGTACTTTCGGGACCTCTCACCCGAAGACAAGAAGAAGGTTGCCAACTACAGGTTTCTCATTCACATTCTCGACCCTGCGTTGGCGGAAAATCCCGAGGAGCTTGCGGCGCTGTGGGTCCGACTCAACAACTCTGGAAGTAAACTGAACGAGTACGAAATGTACAAGCCAATCTATCACGTTTTTTACAACATGCTCGAGTCCGAGTCAGAGGGCTGGCTCGGAACGCTCCTGAACCCTAAAATCCCTCCACCACCGCCGGGGTCCAAGCAAAAGCCGAAGCCGAAGCGCGGCAAGCCGGAAGAAAATCTCATGAAGCTACTCGCGTTGAGTGAGCCGGCGGCCCCGACCAGTTTCCAATCCTACACGGAGGTGTACAAAAAGTGGCGCACCGCGACATTTGGCAAGACGTCCGACGTACGCGCAAACTTTGAGGCTAAAAAAGCCGACCTGGAGGCGCGTCTGAAATACCTCCGGGTCGTGTACGACGATCTCGAAAAGCAAAATATCTTAGATCAGAAACCGAATGAAATTGTTCTACTCGCACTCATCGGTCGGATTGCGCGATGGTGTCAGACGCGCCCGATGCTCACGCGGTGTGGGCCGCGGCTCGCCGAGTACGCGAAAATGATTCTCGATCCCATGGTCGATATGCCGAGCATACTCGATAATAACGGGACGGGTGGAGCGTACCAGAAACGGCTCGTCATGCGAGTCGATCGCGACATTCACGACATTGTCGAGCAGCTCGACGATCCGCGTCTGTTTACGCCGACCCAACAGACGATGAAACTCACAGAGCAGGGGCGTGTATGTCCCGAATGCGAAAAGCCCATCAAGTGGGGCCAGAAATACGAGGGACATCACGTGATCCCGTACAGCAAAGCTGGCCCGACGACCATGGAGAATCTTCAGGTGCTTCACACCGAGTGTCACGCGGCGCTTCATGCCCGCAGTTGAACGCGCCATCCAGAGCCGAGCGCACGCTGAGTCGCAAGACGTGCACCCTCGAGGCTCGGCTTGGACCAGAGAAACCAGCGTGACCAAAACCCAGCAGTGTACCGTCCACTCGGACCCCACGATTCACGACTCCGGTGACGCGTGAGGTAGCGGTGCATCCGCGTAGCGTCTTTATGCATGGTGTAATCCGAGTAGCCTTTGCTACCAAAGTTGACGTGGCGAATCCGTCCATCGTCGTTGAATGTCGCTTGCCATTTCTTGTCCACCTTGGGGCTTCGACGCACCGTGACAGTCGGCATTACGATAGTTACAGATAAAAAACACGAACGCGTATTTCCCATGTACCTCCAGACGATTCAGGCGAGCGCACTGCGCACCATATTTGAGGTGCTCAAGGATATCGTGAATGACGTCAACGTCTACTTTACGCCGGATGGCGTGCGCATTCAGACGTTCGACACGGCCAAGGTGACTCTGATTCAGATGTTTCTTCCGGCTGAGAACTTTGAGGAGTACACGTGCAGCGAGGAGATGATTGCCGGCCTCAACATGACCAACACGCACAAGCTGCTCAAGTCGGTGACGAACAACGACTCGCTGAGCATGCGCATGGATGGCACGGACGTCATCGACATTGCGATCGAGAACACGACGAAACATTCGAAAACGTCGTTCAAGCTCAAGTTGCTCGACATTAACGAGGATATGCTCAACGTCCCGGAGATGGAGATGGATGTCGTGACGACAATTCCGTCGACTGATTTTCAGCGCATCGCGCGTGACATGGCAAACCTGTCTCCTGAGATGCGTATTGCGCGTCACAGGAGCGAGCTGAAGTTTAGCTGCATCGGAGACTTTGCCGATCAGACGACCGTGCTCGAGTGTGGCGGTGAAGGCCCCGAGGAGGAGGTCGGGTGTGTCTACCCGCTCAAGTATATCAACATGTACACCAAGGCGACCAACCTGTGTTCGAGCGTCCAGCTCTTCCAGTTTAGCGAGCCAAACATGCCGATCGTGTTCCGGTACGCCATCGCAAACCTCGGTGAAATCAAGTTTTACTTGGCGCAGAAGAATGAAGAGACGTGACCAAGCACGTTTGTGATTCGTACGGACGGAACGTAGGTTGGCACGACGAGCACGGGCACAAAGGTCATTCGTAGTTTGAACCCTTTGAGTGTGATTCGTGGTCGCCAAGACCATGTACTCATGGCGTACCGTACAGTGTCCCGTCTGATGATATTTCTTGGGCCTGCAAATCTCTTCAGGCGCTTGGTAATGTCCTGGTTGGTCTCGATGACTTCGGCTGTTTCGATCGGCACATGGAAGCCTGACGTACCGTGATTCATAGGCCATTCCCCGACGTGTGTGTATTCCCTGTTGTTGAAGACGTACGTGATTGCCTTGTCTGAAGTGGATGTGACATCGGCTATTTCACGTACAGTCATGTTTTTTGGTGTCAGTGCGGCAATAATATCCATCCCTTCTAAAGAGTTGACGTCTTTAAAAGAAATGGAAAGGCGCATTAACGAGAAGATAAAAGAACTTGAGAATGACCCTACAGCCCTCGTTGAATACTTGGCACGGTGCGCACCCCATATACGGGAGTATACGACTGAGCGCCCGGGTGGTATTAAACGAAAGGATATTTTCGAGGAATATATGGCCAGTGTTGAGGAGACGCACGTCGATGTGAAAAAGTCGAACGGTATCGATATGCCTTTACAGTGCCCGGGATGTGAGAAGTGGCACACGATGATCTACGAGCACGAGACGAGCAGTCAGGTGTGTACAGAATGTGGCTGTATGTATTACATCCAGTGCAACGAGCGTGGTTTCAAGGAGGAACAGGAAATGGATCGCAACGTCGTCTACTCGTACAAACGCGAGAACCATTTCAACGAGTGGGTCGCCCAGTTTCAGGCGAAAGAGTCGACGACCGTGCCTGACGAGGTGATCGTTCAGCTCCGCCACGAGTTCAAGAAACAGCGCATCAAGAATGCATCCGAGATTACGCACACCAAGGTGCGCGCCCTCTTAAAGAAGCTCGATCTGAACAAGTACTATGAACACGCGCCGTACATCACAACGATTCTCAACGGTGTCAAACCACCAACCATGCCTCAACCTCTAGAAGACAAGCTTCGACTCATGTTTGGCCAGATTCAAAAACCCTTTGAGAAACATTGCCCGGCTGATCGGAAAAACTTCCTGTCGTATGCATACACGCTCTACAAGTTTTGCGAACTCCTTGGCGAGGATGATTACCTGCCGTGCTTTCCGCTCCTGAAATCAAAGGAGAAGCTGCATCGCCAGGATGACATCTGGAAGCTCATCACCAAAGAACTCAACTGGGAATACATCCCGACCGCGGCATGAGAAATCAAGGCCCTCGGGTCTTTTCTATGTCCAAGTGTATATGAAGACGACCCAGGAGATTGCCTATGGGTTCATCATCTTCTTCATCATCGATCGCTTGGCTCGACTCGTCAGTGCACAGATTGCGCTCAGGGGTAAGATGACCGAGATGGAGACGGAGCGACTCCGGTGTTCGATCGAACTCGGGGCACTGTTGGTTGCCATTCTGATCATCAAACGGTGTACTTAGGGAAATGGGCCGTTTATGATGTATGATGAATTGCTATCGCGATGAAACGTTCGACCTGTGTCGCTCAAAGGGTTGGGACAAGGCACCCGTAAGCGCTGTATGGCTTTTGTTCACGGAGGAGGTGGGTGAGCTCGCCTCGGCTATTCGTCAGTACCAGCGCCATTTCAGGAAGACGGGCCTCAAGAAGGATCGTGGGACTGACATCACCACTGAAATGGGTGACGTGTTTTCCTATCTGTTCCAGCTGGCCTACATGCTCAACATCGACCTGGATGAGATGTGGCTCAAGCACCGACAAAAGGTCCAGACCAGAAATTATGTTGACTGATCGTAGACATGACTGAGTTTATGGTCGACGATGACACGGCCATGAACCGTATCAACCCGTACACCGCCACGGGTACGTTTGGCGTTTCGTATAACGGTGGCTATAAAGGACCCAACACACAGACGTGGTATGCCCCAGAGGACGCACCCGCGTCGTGGGATGTTCCTACAGAAAAGCCAGAGTACCTCGATCACTTTGGACCCAATCAGCTCAACAAGTCAGGATCCATGTACTTAAAGACGGGTGGGATCCACCCGGCGACGAGCTTCATGTTCCCGGCACGCAAGGTTCAGTACGATGACGGCACGACGTCGTTTTCTCGCGAGACTCTGTGGAGCAATGCGTCCAACTACGTCAGCAACCTGCCGAACCAGTTCAGCGCCAGGGGGGATAGCCTGTGGCCAATCATCCTGGTGTTGATCGTGTTGCTGTTCATCTTCGTGTATCGCAAGAAGATGGGCATCTAAGAGTAGACCTTGGGGTCCAGAGGACCGCGCCTCTGAGTGTTTAGAACTTTACAACTTTCGCCGCCACAACCTTGATCAGCTTCTTTTCAAGCAGCGCGCGCTCGGACTCGCCCCGACCGTCTAACTTCGGGCACTGGTGCATCTCCAGCTGGATACACCTTATGCAGAAT